TATTAATATTTTAGAAAAACTTGAAAAAGCAATATCTGAAAAATATGGTAAAGAAGCAATTCGAAATCCATCAGCTGATTGGACTATAGAAAAAGAGAAAAAATATCTTGAAGAAATAAAAACTTTAAATAAAAAAACTTCAAAAATTGAAGAATATGATATTATAGAAGTAAATGGTATTTTAATACCAAAGAAACTATTTAGAAATACAAATACTGATAGACTTTGTTTAAAATGTTCTTCTTATTCCTTTAAAAGAGAAGATGATTTATTTTTAACAAAATATAAATGCTGTCAATATTGTTATATAAAGTTAGAAGATTTAGGAAAATTAACTGAATGGAAAACATCATTAGCAAAGAACGTTTAAATAAAATAGTTCAAGAAGAACTTGAAAATGCAATCAAAGATGGGAATTTATCTGAAGGTTTCTTAAATCGTTTAATGGCGAGAGCAAAAGGTGGTGGAGCTTTTACAGGTCAAGTTGGATCCAATATTGGCAAAGTATATAAAGCAATTGCACAAGGTTCAGATAAGCTTGATACTAAATCTCCAGTTTTAGCAAATGCTGTTGCTAAAGGTCATTCTAGAATGATGGCGTTTAATAAAAAGTTTACCAAAATGATTACTGATATGACAAGTGATCTTAAAATAATGTTTGGATCGAACTTTGAAAATATGCCTGAACAAATGAAACAACATATGGCTACTTGGGCAGAAGAAACAAAAGGTGTTTTGGAAGGCACTCAAGTATTAGCAAATAATATTAAAGGCATTATGAATAACCCAGGTCAAGGAGAAAAACAACCAGTTAGACAAAATGTTAAACCAATAGGAAAACCAGCAACTCCAGCACCAACGCCAACACCTCCTGAAGAGCCTGCTATTCAATCAACTCCTCAACAACCTTGGCGAAAACCAGCACCACTTCAGTTTAATAAGACATCTTCAAAAGAACCAACACAATCTCCAAAGTTGCCTCCATTTCCTCCAAAAGATGAACCAGTTGTAGAACCAGTTAAAAAAGAACCTGCTAAAGCAAAAGATAAAAGTCAAAAACTTAAAGCACCTTGGAAAGATGAAATACCTTCAAAAGAACCAGAAAAGAAAAAGGCAACTCCAAAAAAGGACAAAGTTCAAAAAAAAAGTGAACCATCTCAAACTGATGAAAGACCACCAACACCAAAAGGTTTAATCTACGATCCAGAGACTAAGTCATATTATGATAAAGAAGGTAATATGGTTGAACCAAATTTTTCTAAAAAGAAGAAATAAGGAAATATATGGCAAAAGATAAAAAATCAAACTCTCTTACAACTTTAGAAATAATACAAGGTATTTCACAAGCAGTAAGTAATATTCAAGATGGTGCTCGTGATAAAGATGGAGAACCGATCAAAATAGGTTTAAAAAGAGAAGAACCAGTTTCTATTACTGATAAACGGATCATAGATGGTTTTGGTATTAGAATGCAAGGAAATATGCTTAATATTAACTATCATGGTGAAACAACATTAGATGAAGTTCGTGTTAATAACTTTGAAAATAAAATATCAGACATATTAGAACAATGTATTTCTTTTATTAAAAAAGAATATAAAAAACATACTAAAAAAACTTTAAATCTTAAACAAAAAGACGATCCTAAAATTCGTGTTGAATATATGAATAATATAAGATGTTGGGTTATTGCTAATGCTTTATATGAAATATCTGATATTGAAAAACCAGAAAAACTTGGAACTACTTGGGAAGAAAGACTAGACGATGGTTTTAAAAAATGGTTAGGAGTTGATAAAAAAGATTAATATGAAAATAAAAAAGTCAGATCTTATTTCATTGATTAACGAAGAGTTAAAAATATATTATGAAAATAATGAATCATTTCCTGTTTTTAATAATGAACCAGTAAAAGAAAAATTAGAAACAAGTCGTGATACAGATGAAATGTTATCTCGTTTAATGAATAGTCTTGGAGAAGAGCAAGTATTTAAACAAATAATAAAATATTTTGATCAAACAAACCCAAAAATGTTAAGACAAGCATTTGAAAATATAGCAAAAATGTATGATCTTCGTTTAGAAGAACAACCTAATGAAAGTTATGGACAAGGTTTATCATATGAGGATGCTGTTGAAGAAGAAGTAACTCCTATGGAAGCAAAACAAGAAATAGAAAAACATGGATTAGAATGGTCTGACTTTATACAAGATGTAGGTCAAAAACCAATGTATACTGGTTTAGAAGTATTAACATGGTTAGGATATTAATTTTAAAAAATCTATTTACATAATGAATGTCACAATTTTTAACAAAAAATGATCTTATTAAAGAGTTTATTAAATGCGGTAAAAATCCAGCTTATTTTATAGACAGCTATTGTCAAATAACAACTCTTAAAGAAGGTGTAGTTCCTTTTAAAACTTGGGATTTTCAAAAAAAACTTTTAGAAGATTTTAACGATTATCCTCATAATATTGTTGTAAAATCAAGACAATTAGGTTTATCGACATTAGTTGCTGCCTATATTGTTTGGTTGGCATTATTCAATAGAGAAAAATACATTCTTGTTGTTGCAACAAAATTTAATGTTGCTTCTAAGTTAGTTAAAAAAGTAAAGAAGATGTTTAAAGCTTTACCTTCTTTCTTTGATAAATTTGCCGGAGATCAACCAATGATCTCTGTAGATAATAAAACATCTTTTATATTATTTAACGGATCTGAAATTGTAGCATCAACAACATCAGCTGATGCTGGACGTGCAGATTCAGTATCATTACTTGTTATAGATGAAGCAGCACATATTGCTGATATTGATGAAATGTGGTCTGCATTAGCTCCTACACTTTCAACTGGAGGTAGGTCTATTGTATTTTCTTCACCATATGGTGTTGGTACTTGGTTTCATGAAGAATATTCTGCAGCAGAAAAAGGAACAAATGAATTTCATGCAACAAAATTAATGTGGGATGTACGTCCAGATCGTGACGAAGAATGGAAAAAACAAGAAAAGAGAAAAATGAGTCAACGAAAATGGGAACAAGAATATTGTTGTTCATTTTTGTCATCAGGCGATACTGTAATAGAAACACAATATCTTACTAATATATTTGAAAAATTAAAAAAACCAATTTTTAAAACAGGTTTTGATAATAATATACATATTTGGGAAAAATATAATTCAAATAATAATTATCTTGTCGTTTGTGATGTTGCTCGAGGTGATGGTGCTGATTTTTCAACTATTCATGTTTTAAAGTTAGAAACAATGGACCAAGTCGTTGAATATAAAGGAAAAGTTAATACCGATATATTTCCCAATCTTATATTTGATATAGGAAATGAATATGGAATTGCAATGATAGTTGTAGAAAATAATACTTTAGGTTGGGAAGTATGTCAAAAATTAATAAAACTTGAATATAAAAATATATATTTTTCAGAAAAAGGAACTCAAGATTATGTTCCTCCATATAATATAAATGGAAGAGAAGATGTTATTCCAGGATTTACAATGTCTCCCAAAACAAGACCTTTAGTTATTAATAGACTTGAAGAATTTATTAGAAATGATCTAATAAGAATAAATTCGAGTAGAACTTATAATGAACTTGAAACATTTATTTGGAATAAAGGTCGTGCTGAAGCATCTAGAGGCAAAAATGATGATTTAGTTATGCCTTTAGCAATTGCTTGTTGGATAAAAGATATTGCTTTAAATCAAAGCTTGAAAGGTTTAGAATATAAGAAAGTATTTTTAAATTCAATGTTTTCAGCCAAAAAAGATTTTAATACAAATGTTCCAGGAATGCAAAATTTTAATAAAAAAACATCTTTTATTAAACAACCTTCTACTTTTGTTCAACAAAAAATGTATGGATGGTTATTAAAGGAATAATACAAAATGGCTTCAAAAGTTAGAAATCCAAAGAATTCTGAAAATTTTTTATTTAAAGGTTTAACAAAATTATTATCTGGACCTATTACAGATTATAGACGACAAAATCCAAGACAACTTAAACGAAATCAATTAGATAAGTATAAGTTTACTTCTGCTTCTGGGCAATCTTTTAAAAAATCTTCTTCAAGTCCTCTTTCTCAAATATACGCAAGTATGAGAAACAATCAAAATAGAACTGAAAGATATATTGATTTTGATCAAATGGAATATAACCCTTTATTAAATGCTGCTTTAGATATTTATGCAGACGAAATGACTACTTCTTCACAACTTCAAAAACTTTTAAATATTACTTGTCCAAATCAAGAAATAAAGGCAATTATTGAACATTTATTTTACAATATTATGAATATTGAGTTTAATATATATGGATGGTGTCGTTCTATGTGCAAACAGGGCGATTATTTTATGTATTTAGACATTGATGAAAAAGTAGGTATCAAACATTTTATTGGTATACCTCCAATGGAAATAGAAAGACTTGAAGGAGAAGATAAAGAAAATCCATCTTACGTTCAATTTCAATGGAATTCTGCTGGTTTAACTTTAGAAAATTGGCAAGTTGCTCATTTTAGAATAGTAGGAAATGATAAATATAATCCTTATGGAACGTCTGTTCTCGAAGGTGCACGTAGAATATCAAAACAACTTCAATTGTTAGAAGATGCTATGATGGCATATAGAATAGTAAGAAGTCCTGAAAGAAGAGCATTTTATATTGATGTTGGTGGCATTCCTGAAAAAGAAGTTGAACAATATATGCAACGTATTGCCACTGATATGAGACGTAATACTATTGTTGATAGTGATTCTGGGCAAGTTAACCAAAGATATAATGCTTTAAGTACAGAGGATGATTTTTTTATTCCAGTTCAAGGTGGACAAACTGGAACACGTATTGAATCTTTACCTGGAGGATCTTACACTGGAGATGTGGATGATGTAAAATATCTTCGTGATAATATGTTAGCTTGTCTTAAAATACCTCATTCGTATTTAGTAAGTGAAGATGGGTCTGAAGGTGATAAAGCATTTTCAGAAAAACATATAGAGTTTGCTAGAACTATTCAACGTTTACAAAAAATGGTTGTTTCTGAACTTGAAAAAATAGCAAGAATCCATTTATATATTCTAGGATATAGAGACAAAGATTTAATATCATTTAAACTAAGTTTAAACAATCCTTCTAAAATAGCAGAAATACAAGAACTTGAACATTGGAAAACAAAGTTTGAAACTGCTGGAGCAGCAACAGAAGGATATTTTAGCAAAAGATGGGTTTCTGAAAATATTCTTAATATTTCTCCTGAAGAACATTTACG